AGCTGCTGATAGGCGAAGTCGACATGAGGCCAGTCGCCGTATGCTTCATCGCGCACGTCACGCGGAACAAGGCCGAAGTTTCGGCTCATGACACCCTCCTTATCGACCAAGCACCTGAAGCGTGACGGGCCCGACGCCATCGATGCCCATCAGTTGCGCGGCACGATGCGACAGGTCGATGTCGCGGCCGCGGATGAATGGCCCGCGGTCGTTGATGCGCACCACCACGCAGCGGCCGGCATGGCAGACGCGCACCTGCGTCCCGAACGGCAACGTCCGATGGGCCGCCGTCATGGCATTCGGGTTGAACAGCTCGCCGCTCGCGGTGTGAGGTCCGGATTCGGCGCCGTACCAGGATGCAATCTCGGCATGAGCCGGTAGCATCAAGGCGCGAAGCAAACAAAAGAGCGCCGCGGCGAGAAGAACTCGCATCAGGTCACCTTTTGCGTTGTGGAACGGGGACGCTACGGAACGGCTGTCAACGCGGCGCCGGCAATAATCCGTGAACGGTTCGCATCGATTACATTAACGGCAGAATTAACAGCGTGAAGTTCGCCGTGGCCGTAGCGCCTTGTGCAGTCCCGACGTTCAGATAGAGCGTCGTTGCAGTCAGCCAGATAGTGGCTACACCGGAGCCAGCAATAGACGTACTGCTAGAGGTGCTGTTTGCGCTCGTATTAGTAACGGCACTCAATGCAGTTTGAGCAATGACATTCGTCCCGCCCTGGCTCGCTGCCGTGTATAATCCCATCTTGGCCGTCGTCAGCGATGTGCTCGCATTCCAGACGAGCATTTCTAAAACTTTATAATTCGTGATGCCTGTTGGCAGGTTGATCGTGATCGCGGTGTCCCCAGTCGAGTTGAGGTTCACGCTGCCGACAGAAATTGCAATGAGACCTTGCGACACCATCGCCTGCACATTCGCCGCCGTCAGGGCGCTCGGTGCCGCACTGCCGCCGCTGTTATTGCCGACGATGGTGTTGTTGTTGATGCTAGCGAGGTTGCCTACAGCAATCTGAGAACCGCCGACTTGGTAAGAACCCGACACGTTGACGATGCCAGTTCCAGGCGTGCTCTCGTTAACCCCCAACGCAGTTATCCCGGTGGGATTTCCTGTGAAGGATGGGGCGTTAGCTTTGACGATAGCACCCGTTCCAGTCGTACCGTCGCTGAGGTTGGCGGTGCTGATCTGAGAACCGCCAACTTGGTAGGTGCCGGAAATGTTGACGATGCCAGTTCCAGGTGTACTCTCGTTAATTCCCAACGCGGTTATCCCGGTGGGATTTCCTGTGAAGGCTGGGGCGTTAGCTTTGACGATAGCACCAGTTCCAGTCGTACCGTCGCTGAGATTGGCGGCTGAAATTTGCGAACCAGCAACTTGGTAGGAGCCGGACACGTTGACAATACCAGCACCGGGAGCGCTCTCACCCACACCAAGCGCCGTCACCACAGCCGACGCGCGTGTCGTACCACCGATCGCCATGTTGTTGATAGTTCCGGCGATGGCCGGATTGATAATGACCTCCCCGCTGCCAGTGGGAGAAAGCGTCACGTTGTTGTTTTCTGGCGAGAGCGAAACAGCGCCCGTCGCAGTCAACGACGTGGCCGTGACCGCCGCCGCAGCCGTACCACCGATCGCCGGCGGCGAGGCCAGATAGGTAGAGAAGCCGGAACCTGACACGGTTGAAGATGCTGATAGGGTGGTAAAAGCCCCCGCCGCGGCCGTTGTCGCTCCGACCGTCGTCCCGTTGATCGTTCCGCCGGTGATGGCAACGGAGGCGAGGGCTTCAGACGATGAATCGACGATCGTCCACGCATTCGAGCCATTGCTCTCCATCGCCACATAGCCGTAGGCCATGTTGAGAACAGCCGATGTCGCGCCGCTGATCGTGTCCGAGCCGGCACGCGAGATGGTGATCGTGTCCGTTGCCGAGCATGACCCAGACTCATCAACGACGAGAAGGCGCGTCCCGGTCGGGAAGGAAGCGGCCGCCGGCAAGGTGACGGTGCGCGCGGCGGTGATTGCCGTATAGGCGATGAGGCGGTCGGTCGTCTGCGCCGTGTAATTGGCGTCGGAGACTGCCGTACGCATGTTGGTGATCACCTCCGACAACTTTGCCGCCGGCCAGCCACCCTCGGTCGATCCGTCCTGCACCACGACGCGATTGTTCGTGGTGTCGACGACCATCTCGCCTTGCGCGCCGGTGAAGGCGGCGACCTGCGAGGATGTTCCGCGCCTATATTGAACTTGAACGGCCGTTGTCATGTTTTGATTTTCCTATGCCGCGCCGAGATCGACGTCGAATTCGACCGCTAATGTGAGCGGAGCCCCGAAATTATCCTCCACGCCGCGAGAGGTTGTGACTAAGCCGAAATCCAGCGAAGTACCGACCAACATTTCCTCTGCAGCCGGATGATCGAACGCGGTGCCCGTGGGCGTGTAGGTGTAGGCCGTGCAGGTCGAGAGTTCCTGCACGCCGCCGCCGAATACGTTGAAGCTTTGCAGCTTGATGTAGAGTTCTTTGCCGACGAATTGCGCCGGCAGATCATACTTAAAGATTGAGTTATTGTTGAGAAACGCAAATTGGGCGCCGCTCGAATGCGAGGCGACCGTGCTGCCGTAGAGCCCGCGATAGAGATAAGTCAGCGAGTATTTGTTCGCCGATGTCAGAGTCGATGTCGCATAAGACACAAGCTCGGAGTCGACGATGCACAGCGTGTTCGCAAGTTGCGCAACGAGGTCAGTCGCGGTCGCCAACGTCCCTCCGCTCTCAGCCATGTTTACGGCCAACGTGTCGCCGGTATCAGGATTTGTTCCGCTATATGACGACAGCGACGCTGTGAGGACGCCTTGCGGCGCTGGGCCGACGATAGTGCCAATCTGAGCGTATGACGTGCCGTCGATCGACAACCATACATTGGCGCCGCCCCAATTGGGGTCGGCGACACCGCCGGAGCCGCCGGATGCCACAATCCAGACCTGCGGCGTCGAGGCGACCAGACTCGAAGGCGGTTCGAAGATGACCGGCGTGTTGACCGGATCGGCGCTGGCGGCGCGATTGAGCGGATTGTTGCTCACCGGCTGGGTAGCGTAGAGCGTCGCCGTGGCGACACCGAGCGGAAATTCCTCGGCCGTCACGCTCAGGAAGCCGTTCTCATCCTCTTCGATCTCCGTGATCCGGATCGGCGCGTTCGAGAGACCAAGCATCAAATCCGAAACTGTCACCAGATCCATCGGATCGAGCAGGCAATATTCCCAGGAAAGCCGGAACTTGTAGGTGTTGCGGATGTAGACCGCGCGCTGCAACTGGAGCTGCCCGGAGATCAACCCGATATTCAGATCGCAAATTTCGTGCGCAGTCACCGTTGGGGCGATGCGCATACCGTAGAGCTCGATCGCATTCTGATCACGAGATTCGACGACAGTCAGATTGTAGGCGTTGTCACGATCGGCGACTTCAAGACGCCAGACGTTGTACGCCTCGTATGGATCGGAGCGCGAGACTTGCAACGGGTCTTCGTTGTTCTCGACCTTGAAATCGTCGTCGGTAAGATTGTAGATCGGGGTGACATTGGGCACAAACGAGGCGGCAGTCTCGTATGTGTAGGAAATCTCAACGTCGGTGCCTTGGTCGCCATTCGCGAACAGATAGGTGCCGGCGGGCGACATGCCGTAGGTGCCGGCGACCGAGGGATATGCCGTCCCGATGTAAGTGAGCGACGTGCCGCTATTTGAATATTTCACGCCCTGGTCGGAAACGAAGTACGATGAATCGGCGACCACGATCGGCGGCGGGTTGCTCCCCCCGGTCGGCACCTCGTCGACTTCGCGCTCTTGCGTGTTGCTGACATTTGTTCCGGCCGTGGTCGCGATGTCGCCGTAGGGAATGAACTTGAGCTGGCCGCCCGACCATACCGCCGCCGTGTTGCTCAATTGCAGCCATCGCGCCAGGATGCTCGATGCCTGCTCCTGATCCGTCAGCGCCGGGCTCAGCCCAAGTCCAATCGCTTTGCAATAGGTTTGATATGAAGCGTCGCCGCCGGAGCCAAAGAGCGTCGTGGCATTGATCGAGGCCTCAGGGAAGCCGACGCCATATTGCGCGTTGGTCAGAAAGTCGGAGACGACCTGCGCCGGATCGGCGTCAAGACCGTTGATGCCGGTGCCGTAGAAAAAGCCCTGGACCTCGAAATTGTGGTTATCGAGCGTTGCGCTGTCGCCGAGGCTGTAGTCCGAGGAGCACACATAGGCCGTGCCCTGGTAAGCAAGCGCCTCCGATGGGGACGCCGACGCGATATAGCTCCACTCGCTCTGCGGCGTCGTGCCGGTGAACAACGACAGCCCGAGCTCGCTCAGATTGTAGACCGACTGATTCTTCCAGACCTGGTTGATGCCGGCGATGGTCCCTTCGCCAAGCGCCATCATCACTGCGGCGCTGTAGGTGGTCTCCGTGCCGCCGCCGCCGAAGAGGCCACCCTTGCCGCCGCCCTTGCCGCCGCCGGGATTGACCTGGAAATTGTTGTACCAGATGACGTTCGTAGCGAGTTTGGATTCCCCCCAAACGATCGGAATCGGCAGGGTGTTGACTGCGGTCTGGATTTGCAGGCCGGTATAGTCCGGCGTTGTCGTCTGCGACGATCCGCCGCCGAAGAGGCCGCTCATGACTTCTTCGCCCAGTAACTAAAAAAGCGTGGGGCGCGAGCGGCGTCTGACAGGACGCTGTTGTGTTTGGTTTTCTCTTCAAGAACCCGCCGCGCCGGATGGAAAGCGTGCACGATCGTGAGCGGCGTCGCCTCGGTGACGATGCCGCCGTGCGAATAGCAGCGGCCGTAGCGGAGCACGATCACGTCGCCTGGGTTCGGTTCCTTGACTTCGCAGCAACGATCAAAGACGAAGCCGAGATAGCGTTCTTCGCTCCGATGCAGATGCCAGTCAGCCGGATACGGCCGCGGGTCGAATGGTGCACACAAGCCGGTGTCGACGAACACGCGGACGATCAGCATTCCGCAATCGACGCCGACACCTTTGATGTCGGCGCAATTGTGATACGGCGTCCCGACCCACGATCGCGCCGCGGCGACGATCGCGGCGCGCTCCCTGCTCTCGATGTTGGTCATTTCAGATCGCCATCTGCGGCGGCGGTACATAGGGGAAGCCGCGGAAGTTCACCAGATTGTTGAACTTGCTTTGGCAGGTGCCCGGAGTGTGATCACAGCCATAGTAGACAGTGAACGTGTCGCCCGGCGACGGAACGCTTTGCAGCGGATACCCGAGCCCAAGCGCAGTGCCTGCTGCTACGTTGTTGACGTTGGCGGTCACTCCCGCATTGACGCCGGAAGTGAACGTGATCGAACCCTGCAGGTGTTTCGCGCTGGCCGCCGACCAATTATTAATCAACCCACAAGTAGTTTCAGTATTTTGTAGACAAGGCGAGTGCCGTGTGATTCTGATATTGCATGAGACAAGATGATGCGCGCAAGCTGG